AGATATATATGTACATAAAAGTCGCATTTGGCACAGTTGGTGTTAACTAGACGAAAAAAGAAAAAAAGGTATTTTTCGGGGATAAAACACGGCCGCAAGTGCCAGGTTTCAAACTGACATTACGGCCAGGGAGGCAGGAGCATTTTGATTTTGATTATCATTATCCAGCAGCGTTTACACGAACCACGTGAAGGATAGGCGATTGTTGTGTAGATTTTTCTGCTGTGACTGACATGATTACCGTAACGCTGGCTATCAAACCAATGGCAAACGTGTCACCCGTATCAAAATAATTTGTTATGCTGAAGTACATGTATCTACTTGATGCTTGCGTATCATTGGTGTTTATAACAGCAGCGTTACCATTAACAATAAGAAAGAATCGTTTTGTTGACGCAACATCCACGTATCCAGAAAACGAAATAGTGTAATACCCTGATTGTGGTATGGTAATAGTTGCGCTTGGTGGAGTAAAAACAAATGCTGTTTGGAATTGTGTACCGTTATCTGAGTTACGTGTAATTGCTTGCCACGTAATGTTTGTTTGCACACCGCCCGTAAATGTTTGCGTAGCGGTACGGCGCAACGTAATAAAAGACTCAGATGAATATGTAGCCGTATTGGTTATCCAATTATTAAAAGCAAGGTTGCCAGTAAAACTTGTAACAAGACTTGATATAAAGGATGCATCGGCCTCAAGTGCGTCACGAAACCAATTGTAGAATGCTACGTCTGATTGCAATGATGTAACTATCCAAGAATAAAATGACACATCTGTTTCGAGTGCGCCAACAAACCATGCATAGAATGATGCGTCTGATTCAAGAGAAGTAACAAGCCATGAATAAAAAGAAGCATCTGATTCTAATGAAGTAGTAATCCATGCATAAAAAGATGGATCAGCCTCAAGTTGATCACGTATCCAATCAATAGTGTACGTTGTTGAAGAATTAAGAGCTTGAGACACTTTTAATTTTTCTACCGCACGTTCCAAGTCAATGATTCGTTGAATTGCGTAACTATTCATTAGAAACTAATCTCCTCGCTCACTTGCAAGCTAACATCAAACTGTTCCGATTTGTTTGTTACCGAAATAGTTATTGCATTAATGCGTGCATCAACAACGGTTCCAAAAACATTAATAGTAAAATAATCGCCATAATTCCAATCAATGCCATACATGAACCCAGGAGCATCTTGCAATGTAGCATATGCGGAGAATGTGGGAAAGTTAGCGGGATTCTTTAGTTCTTTTTTGCCTTCTCCCGCAAAGTTTCCTATTGTTGTATTGGCAATGATTTCTCTACGAGAATAAGGAGAGTTTTGAACACGCCTAACATCGGCGACATATTCAAAAGAAACCGTGTTGTTACCATTTGTATTGCTTTGTGCTACGGGGATTACAACCGTTTTTTCTTCTTTCCAATCAGCAACAAAACGAACGTCACGAAGTTGACCTTTTGCATCACTTAAAATAGTAGCATTTGCTATGCCGACACGAAATCTTCTATCGCTTCCGCGCTGCTGCGGATATTGCGTGAATACAAATGAAGAAGGAGAGACAGCCACAACATCAAAATATATTGGCAATGCGGGTTTATCTATATCTATAGGATTAAGAGTTAAATCACTCAATTGTTTTACCGCATCGTACAAATTCATAAAGAAGAAGTAAATTCCATCTGTATTTCCCGTGATGGCATTAATGCTATATCCGTAGTTGGATATTGGAAGTGATTCCGAAAAATTTGATGCACGTCGAACTCCAGCTCCTGTTCCTATATTGTCGTACACAAGTTGATACATAATATTTGACGGATACGTATTAACAAAGGGATACTGAACATCTTTTTGCACTGTATCACTTCTTGTTGAAGTAATACGAGCTCCCAACAAATAATTAGTATCGTAGGCGGTGATTTTCACAACAAATGAACCAGTAGATTCTCTATATTGTTCAATTGTGCGCACAAACCAAACGGTATCAAGCAATAAAGAACGAGAAGTGCCTGAAGTTCGGTAAATAGCAAGAATAGAATCTTTTTGCAATAAACCAAAACGAGAAATAATAGAAAGAACATTCACACTTGATGATCCGCCGCTGATACGCAAATAACAAGCTCCAATTTCTCCCACCGCTCGCGTAGCCGAGAATTCAACAAACAAATTGAAGTCCACTCCGTTAAAAGGAGCAACAACATTCCCGTACGAATCACAAACAAAGATTTCATACTTTGAATTAGGAAATATCATAATCCCGCCTTTGAAGAGCCAAAGAACAAATTATTTGCATCAAATGACCAGAATCTTGGTATATAAGAAACGGTGACCGTTATGCCGTAATCAGCATCAACTCCAATGACGTTTACACGGTAATCATCATATGATTGCGTGCTCAATCCTGCCGAATTATTTGCTCCCAACAAGATGAAATCGACAAAATTACTGTTCGGATTAAGAGCGCTTGAAAGATTACCACGAATGTTGCTATTAATTGTTCTTTTTCCTATACGAAAGTCAATTGTCACCACTTCTCCGTTGTAAATACGCAATTCATTGTTGGTGAAATATATTTTTGCTCCTGTTTCTGTTTGTTCAAGAGAATACAGGGATTTACTAATATTTAGCGCAATATTGCTTGTTGTGAAATACGAAATATTTATAATCGGATAACAACTTGCGTTTCCTCGTATGCGAACAGGAAAATATTTTGTTGTATGCCCAACGGTAACATGTTCGTCAAACAAAAGAGCTACATTCATGCCATTTATACCGTCAAGAACATTTGTTGTAACTAAATCATTGTATGAACGCAATCTATTAGTTGTGGCAATTCTGTAAATCCCATGAAAATCGGTATTATTACTAGAAACAACAGACAAATCGCCACTAACTATTTGTCTCATTGAGTTTGCAATAGAAGAAGATGGTAAATACGCTAATCCCGATTTAATTGGCGTATTGTCTGTGGTCGCTGTAAATGTACCACCAACCATAATTGAATCATACCCACTCATGTATCCATTTAATGGATTGATTTCCGAAGCTTCTACAATATGTTGCACTTTCTGATCAGCAAAACCATTGTTGGTAAACGAACTTCCCGCAATAGGAGCCCCATACGCATCGGAAACATAATTGTATCCATTCAATCCTACAACAATTTTTGCAATTCGTTTCACATCGCTAACATCTCCTGGCAGTGTTGACGGAAGAACAGTTGAACTCTGTTTTGCCCATTGCGTGAACTGTCCTCCCGCATAAATATCGCCATTAGATGTTGATGCAAGAGTATCAATTCTTTTGTCGGTATATCCCAAATCCTGCCAATCATTATTTGTGTATGCGGTAACACCTCGATCAAATGCGGCCATTTCGTCTGTACTTTTAAAAATAACAAACGAATATGTGCTAGCAGCTAGTGTGATAGCAGTACCGCCAGAAAGGCCCGAAACGACCATAGCGTAATCGGACAATACCTCAACAACACGATAAAAGTCGTTTTGCAACACATTTGATGAATTATACACAGCTATGATATCGCCTGGAGAAACCTGATATGTAAATTGCGTTGGTTTTATTGATGTGGACGCAACTTGATTTGCGCCATTCATGATAATCATATTTGCCGAGTTTTCCATATAACTGGTACTCGAATTTGAAGTGCCCGTGATAGTTCCTAAACCGCTCATGCTTCCAATCAAATAATCGTTGTATGTGTTTGTGTACAAATCGTTTTGTGTCAAAATATCTGTTGCATATGAATTGCTTGTATTAGAAACATTACGTACAACATAATACCAAGCAAGACTTGAATTAGATACCGATTTGTATTTTGCGTTTTTTACAACAATGGAAGTTTGGCTAGTAAATTGACTTAATTGACCAACAAGAACAAATGAATTATATGAAGATAAAGATGATGTTGAATACGAATCGGAACTTGATACATCAACGTAGATATCAATTGTACTTCCAATTAATGGTCGAAATGGAATAGTAGAAAAGAATGTTTCCTCGCCATTTAACGTAGCATCAGTAAAAAACGAGCAAGACATAGATGTTATCGGACCGTAAACATTGTTTGTCAATGTTACCAATCCTGAATTGACAAAAGTCGCTATAACACCAACAAAAGAATATACTGGAGAAGCGGCGGGGTTGTACACATACAATGATTTACCAACATCTCCTGAAACAAAAACTGATGCGGAAGAAGATACGGAATTTAAATTATTGCTATTAATGGTAAAAGTTCCATTAAGCAAACTTGGAATGATTTCTGTAATGTATCCATTACCACGACCAATTCCCTTGCCTCTTTGCACCACAATAGGAGCATTATGAATTATTGATGTTGCGTCTTTTGTTAATGTCAATCTGTTATTAACTACATCGACATTGTATATTTGACCCAACAAGGTTCCTGGTTGAGAAACATTGTTTGATACAACAATGTTTCGAATCATGTCTCCAGGAGCAAATGTCCATTGCACTGGATATGCTGCCACCTGAACATAATAAGGCGTTGCCGTTGCAAGTGATATTGCTGGTACTGCTTCCAATGTGATTTCATTTGTTTTTATTGAAGCAATAACTCCAACAAAAGATTCGACGGAAGGGTTAGATGCACCAGCAGTTGCACCCATATACAATGCTCTTCCTATCCATTTGTCGGCAATAGGAGATGTCGAAAGTACTAGCACATTTCCCGTAATTGAATTAATGGTAACTGTGCTAGCGGTGGAAAATGTATTGAGCGCAATAGTACTAGTCGGTAATGGATTTAAAACAAAATTTGTTCCCCCAGAAATAGCGACTGTATACAAGGCGTTGGCAATGACAACTATTGTTGGCGAAGTGAACCCAGTAATAACACCAATATTTCGATAAGAACCGCTAATTATTGCCCATATTTCCTTTCCAATATCGGATGATGAAAAAACAGCAACAGTGGCAGTAATGGTTTGCGTGCCTGAAGCTACGGTGCTAGAAATAGTTGCTGCTGCTATAGCATCTGATGTGAATACAACAGAAGCAATTCCTCCCTCTGGCAACAGTCCTGATGCTCCCGCCTCTCCCACTCTGTAATATGCACCAGTTTGCGTCATGGTTGCGCTAGTTGTCAAAGTGATTTCTGCCGCATTAACAATACCACTAGGTGAAGCAATGGTTCCAATAAGAGCTCCAGAATACGAATACAGTTTTTTGAGTACTGCCAAAGGATTATTAGTTCCCGCAGAGTTAAAGGCAGTATTGAATCCAGCGACTTTAGTTGGATTTGTTGTAGTGCTAGTAGAAATAACTCCTCGTAATACACCTGGAGATATAACATTAGAATTTATTGGAGTAGATTGATATGGTGCGCTTAAAAAACTTACCGTTCCTTCGCTAGTTGATGTTTTAACAACCTGATTTAATGGATTGGCAAAGAAATTTGATTCGCTATACCCTCCCTTATATTGCTTGGCTCCTATCCATACAAGACCATTTGCACTGGCCATAGACCACTGATTAAAGTCTGGCGTATTTGTTTGCGAATACGTATATGGCATGATGGCAAGAACGGCTCTGCTATCGCTAGCTTCAATAACTTTTTGTATTGTCCCCAAATAATTAATTCCAGAGAAAGGGCCAGACGCATAATAACCATGCAATTCCTGTCCGACTTTGTACGACCGAGCGGATCCCGACATAATAATAACGGCTGGAGCTATGGAAACAATGGTATTGGCAGGCATGGTAAAAAGTATTCCGCCACCACATACTACGTTACTTGCCGTAGCGGCAGTAATTCTTCCATTGAATCTCCACATGCTATTTATGTATGCGTATAAACACATAACTTTATTCGAGTTATACATTGAAGTTGCTGCCGCATTTAATGGTATGGTTACTGAACTGGAACTGGCTGTTACTTCTCCCGTTGTAATAAGTCCTTGCCCCAATGTTACGTTTGTTAAAACAGCATTTGCATAAAATTCATCATTTATTTTTTCACGCAATTTAAATTGAAATGGCCACCAATTATTGGAAACCAAAGGAGTTATACTTGTATTAATAGTTTGAGCTCGACGTAACAGGAATTCTCCACGATTATTGGTAGTATCTATTGACGCAATAACTCCCAAAAATTGCTTTGTATTGCTATATACACTTTTCCCTACATCTGCTATGGCAAATGCACCCGCCGAAAAATAAAATCGTGTAATGGGCGAACCAGAAGTTGTAAAATTTGCACCAGCACGTGCAACTAACAACGGAGTATCGTGTCCACTAACGATTGTTCCAAATCCGTATGCTCGATATGGTGTTCTTGTTAGCGATAACGGATCTCTTCCGTATGTTTCAAAAACACCTCGACGCGCAATGGTTGATGATGCAAAATCCGATGTTTGTATACTTCCTTTTATGTCAGAAGCTGCTGCGTCCGCAAATAAATATGGAATTTTATACGTTGTTTCTACCCCATTTGTAGAGTTTATAGAAGGAACAATAAAATTTGGAACAAAAGCATTAGTATACGAATCTTTTGGAGCAAATTCCGATTCCGCAATGTAATTCGAATATATGTTTTTTAAATTTCCCGCCAAAGACTTGTATCCAGATACGTCAACCAATTGTATTGTTGAACGAAGAGTGAATGCCACCCCATTTCCAGAATATGAAGGCACATTACGAAATTTGATTGTTTGTTGATCGACAATTTCCGCAATACATCCTATTATTCTGTTTTTATTTTCTGTAGAATCATCAATTACATACGTTCCAACCGAAATTTCTTTCATTATATATTTATTGGTAATTAATGATGATGCATCTATTTTTGCTGTAGTTGTAGGAGTTATTCCTGCTGGAGCGCCTACGCCAGTAAATGTAATTTGCGGTTTTTGTATTGTGTCTTGAACAAATCTAGTAAAAAAGGACGACGTGCTTGCAATTATTTTAGAACCAGCAATAATAGAAACGCTATCGAAAACGTTTGGATTATTAAAATAGCCGTATGCGGCTGTTTTAAATTTATTACTTGAACTCAAATTTTCTACATCGTATTGAGCGACGTAAACATTGCTGTTTATTGATTTTTTATCAAATGTAATTGCGTTTACATCAGTTGATATTTGATATGCATCTTTTGTTAATTTTATATTTGCTGGCTCTGCCAAGAATAACAATGTAGGGCTTTGAACATAAGCAATTTTTCCTACGAACAAACCATTTCTTGTATACAACGAGAAATTTCTGAAATTCGAGTCCCAATTTGTTCCAACTCCTTCGACACGAAAAGCTTTTTCTCCTTCGATATACGTTGTCACTGTCGTGTTATCGGGGTTGGGCAATGCCTGTCTTACTCCTACCGATATGGGATTCCCTAGCGGATCTATTCCTAAAACTGACGAAACTATACCCTCATCAGAAAACGCCGATATACTTCTGTCTATTGCATATGGCATTGTGTTATCGTAATTAATAACATCCGTATAAGTATTACCAACAGTCGTAATTAAAGTGTAATTGTTTGAAGATTTTGCCAAATCGTTAAATTGTATATTTTTAACAATTTTGTAAAAAGACGATTCATAAATGACGGCGTTATTGCTTGTTTCGGTTTCGGAAATTGAAAAAACATCATCCAAAGCTTCTGTTGAGATTTTGCCATTGTCGTTCATGGATATACGGAATATTCTATTTTTGTATATAGGATTTGGATTTGTTGTTTCCGAATACACATATCCCTTACCACTCAGGTTTTGACTGGTGGAAAATGGTTGATTTGCCCCCATATCCACAATAGATGTCACGTCTCCGTAAACAATAACGCTATTTGATGATTCCTGATACGTATATACAATACTTGTTGAACTATCTACAGAAAAAAGATTATACAAATAAACATTATTAGGCAATGATTGAAATATAGTGCTTGAAACGGAAACCAAATACCAATTACCACTCGCAATTGTTTGCAATGCGGATTGTTCAAACGTTCCCGTTGTTGGCCCCGAATAACTTGATATAGTATCAATTTTTCCTACAAACAAGCCCGTAGATGTAAAAATAAATTTTCCGACATCAGAAGCATTTAATTGATTTGCACCAACAATAGACCAATTTGCGTTTAATGTTGATGTTGTTATCAATCCAGCGCCAAGATCGGTCACATTGTATAGGCTAGATATTTTTTTTGAAGAATCCGAAAGGCCTCCATCATATCCAGAAACATAAAATATAGCCAATTTATTTGCGGGATAAGAAAATGTACCGCTAACAACCAATGCTGTCACATTGCCGCTCGGAGATTGAATCCATCCAATTCCGTAGGGGGCAGAATAGTTGTAATTACTATCATAAAAATATGATGAACCAGCAATCATTGTATTTGATTCCGTATCATATGTGTAATATCTATGCGATAACGGCATCCAAGAAGAATCTCTCCCTATTTTGTACATTACATGAGAAAAATCTGATTGATTTTCGTAACTTGGAGAAACATCTGTGGAAATAGCGTTTTCAGCATAAAAATACGGGTCTGTGGCCAAGAAACGCAACGCAAGTGCTTCTGTAAAGCTTGTTCCTTGCGTTCCGCTATACTCCAATCCGCTTTGATATGTGACTGAAGTTATTAAAGGAATGTCGGCCCCGCGATATCGAATTTTTCTTTCTCCCTGTTGCGACAATTGATCAAACTTTAAGAGATTAATCAAAGATCTTCGATTTGCGTGCAACCCCGTCCACGATTTTGCTGATATGGTAATGGTAAATTGCAAATTCCGCATACGCGCAACCTGTCTTTGCACGTATCCGCCATCAACGATTCCGTATTCAATAGAAGTTGTGGCCACTTCTGGCATGCCTACGCCAGAAATTGATGGTTCTACAACAACGTTAATATTGTCTGTGCTTAACGGAGCCCAAAATCCCGTACTAAACGTTTGTGTTTGCATAGAACTTTGAGACAAACCAGGCACGGAAACACCATATACGGGAGATGCGGAGTTTCTCCATTGATAATTCAAACGAAAACGTGGCCCCGCATAACCGCCCGCACTTGTCGTTGCCGAAGGTGTCTCGTATTCGTAAAAATCTCGCATCCATACACCAGCATTTGTAAAATACGGAAATGACGAGGTATATGTACCACTTTGTGTTGGCATGGTGTCCGACCACAACGCACCAGGAGTGTCACCATCTATGTAAGAAAACTCAACATCATCCCAATTCCAATCTTCAAATTGCGGCGGAGTAGAATATGAGCCAATGTTTGACCCATACCAATCATATGCTCGCCAAATCATGCCAACATCTACAAATTGCACGCCATCAATATATAACACCGCATCGCTTGCACTTGCTCCTGTGTACTTAATACGCAATCGCATGTCTTCCGTATGATCAGCGGGACGGTCAATAAGAAACTTTGTGCGCAATCCCATACGCTTAGCCGACGCCGTAGTTCCTGTGCTGTCCAGCTTGCCCAACAACGTTTCTGTGCTTGTGTAGTTGTTGTACAGATACACAGACCAATCTGCCCCTGTATTGGTATATGTTGCGTTAGGATTCAACGAATTGTCTGCCGATAAATACCAATCTAAATACAAATGATGTTTATGCGTAAATCCGCCAAAAGAACTGTTTGTAATTCCCCAAAAGGGAGCAGTACAATCAAGTTTGATTTCTGGAGGACTAAAAACGCTTCCTGTCACCGTAAACATTCGTATTGCGCCCTGGTTGTTTTCGGGAAACGATTGCGGATTTGTTTCGGAAGAAATATAAAACAACTGTTGCACGGGAGAAAATTGTGCTTCATGAATAAGCAATGCCGTTGTCGAACCGACCACCGTCTGAATGGTGCCAACAAGCAAGAATTGATTGTTGTCAGATTTAATGTAAATATGTTTCCCAATATCGGCTCCAGTAAAGGATCCGCCTGTGCGATTAATAGTGTTTGAAGAAACAGGACTAATACTAATTTTATCCGTTGACTGAAGCGTTGGTGCCTGTCCTGATATGATATTAATTAACGAAACATTTGTTGTTGTTCTAAATTCGATATCAGTTCCCGTAACAAGAGAAGAAGAACTCATGCTAACGTTATCGGGTCCGCTATAGGAATTTATAGTCCCAATTAATGCGCCTGTTGTTGTGTACAATTTCGTTAAATTATCTTGGTCGTATTGAGTGAAATTTGTATTTGTTCCAAAAACAACGTTTGTGGAATTCTTTACCGTAATCGTGCCATTCATAAATGATGTTTGGTTGGGAACAACTCCAGCCAAAACAAATGTACCGTTAGTTGGCACGCCTCCAGAAAGAGTTGCGTTAGTGCTATACCATATCGCCCATCCACGAGGATAATTTGATTTGCTTGTGGAATTGTCCAAAATAGCAATATTTGCTTTGCTATTAGCAGCAGAAGTGGTTGTTTGTGCATACCACAACTGGCTATGACCGCGACGTGAATCAATAGAAGGATACAATAAATTTTGCAACGGAATACTTGCCGTCAAATTTGGTTGCGATTGTGTATCTGTAATACTGGAAGCAAGCGAAAGACCAATATCAGTTAGTCCCATAACAGCAAAAGTAATAACCGTACCGTTAGGAATTGTTCCGTCACTTGCTGTAGACGTTGCTGTTAATGTGGGAGTAGCAAACGTATTACTCCGAGGATAGTATTCCACTCCAGCGCCAGAAGAAATACCTTTTGATATTTTTAAACTAGTATTTCCCTGTGAAGCCCAATCGGTAGATGCGGCAATCGTTGATCCGCCAATTGCATTCCAATACCCCAATTGCCTACTATTTGTATATGATTTTCCAAATATTTTAGAAATAACTCCCGAATCATATTCGAAAGACGGATTTGCTATTGTGTTATGAAGCACTCCTGGCTCAGCAGGAACCAATATATCCCATAAACCCATATTATATCTCCTATCACAATTTTGGATTCAGTGTCCCGCGTAAAAAAACATATGACGCAGCATTTTCAACCGCTTTTCCGCTTCTTTCATCGGTGTTAACGGTAATATTATTACTCACAGTATACACTACTCCACTTGAAGAAGCAGTTCTGGGTTTTGTTTTACCAAAATCGGATATGGTTCCGCTACTCACTCCTCCAGTTAAAGAATAAGTAGTGTCGTATGTAGGAGGAGTTATATTTAATTTAGCTGAAATAGTTCTTATAGCAACGCGATTTTTTTGATTATCGGAAATTAAAGATGTCACCTTACTGCTTATTGATCGAATACTTGTTGTTGATTCGTCTAATTTGTCCAAAATTTGTGGTATACCAAGAGATGTTTGTATGTTAGAAACCAATTCTTGATATCCCGCATTGTATCCGCGTGTAACAGCTGTTGCCAAAGACTGACCGACATTCTCCCAAGCAGCACTAACCGAAGAAGATGAAGCTAAAGAATTTGCCAATCCCGACAAAGAAGATGTTGCGGTTTGCTCAATGTTGTTTGCAACCGAACCCATTTGCGACGAAACACCTGTGCTCACATTCGCTATAATGGAACGTCCTGCCTCAATAGCGGGGCCCGAAGAATTCGATTGAATTTGCGCAAATGCTCCTTGAAGAGAAGTTATATCTCCAAGTCCGTTAAAGTATTGCCCAATGCTTGGCAAATTATCCATTTGTTGACGCAAAATACTTTGTTGTTCTTTTAAATTTTCGTTTGTTTTTGTAATACGACCATTTAATTCCGCATATATACTGCCCGACAACACGCTTTGTAATGTGGATGTTACTTTTCCTTCAAGACCAACATTTTTTAGAGCCTGATCAATTGGAGCGCCGAGAGATTCGGTAACATCGTTAAACAGTTGTTTCTTCCAGTTATCATTCCAATTTGACCACGCAGCGCCAATGGCATTAAATCCCATTTCAAATGCAATTGGGAGTCTATCTGCCAGATAATTTCCCAATCCTTGCGCAACTATTCCGAATTGACTCTGAAGAAAAGTTCCAATGGCACTTAGTCGTGGAGACAGTTTGGGAAACAATCCGTCACCAAGGCTGTCCGCAAAAGCATCGCCGAGTTGCATAATAATAAGCCTCAAATTTCCCATTGTGTCGCCAACAGCGCCTTCTAGCCGTTGTGCATCAAAATTGGGATCAAATATTTTGCCAAGCCAAGAAACAATAGAATCAAGCGCATTTGCGCCCCATGTATCTATGTTGGAAATAATATTTTGCAATGTAGAAGATATTGATTGAACAAATGGCTGAATATTACCTTCATTCAATGCATCGGAAAACAATTTAGTGAATCTACTCAATGAATCGGCTATGTTTTGCACCGAAAAATTTACAAAAGTTACAATTTCACCAAATTGCAAACGAAATGTTCTACCCTGACTATCGGTTACACTAAACAACTCATTAAAAGAATCAATAATATTTTTAACAAAATCAGATTGCGCTAATTTGGAAAATTCTGATGTAATAGAGTTTATAACTGGCCCAATATACTGTTGAAGCTGTTGTAATGTTGTTTGAAGGTTTGCAAATTCCTGTACAAGCGTTGACAAAAATCTTCCTGCTGCCGTATCTTGTCCTATTTGACTGATTTGGTTAAAGACATCGTAAATACTGCCGCCACGCAATATAGTAGAGGCAGCCACTCCCAATTGTCCTAGCACGGCAGTGAAATTTCTTACCGCAGAAACACCCGTTGCTCCAAAATATTTTCCCACCAAGTTTCCGAATACATCATTTAAATTGCTAGCCAGTTCCAAAATAGCAGGATTGGGATTGCGCAGATTCAATGTGTTCATGAATTCTGATAATGCGCGGATTGTGGGAATGATTGCGGTATCGTTTAATGAACGAAATGCATTACCCAGTTTTGTGCCAATTTGTTCTGCGAGACGCAAAAACACGGGAGAAGAAACAATATTTGTTAATTCTTGTAATTGTTTTCGGTTTTCGGCAAATATTCCAGATCCAATAGCAACTCTTGCTTGGTCAATGAAATCTTGAAGATTGCTTGTCATTACTTCGAAATTTTTCGACATTTCTGCGCCAGAAGCACCGTATAACGAGCGAAACTGACCAACTAGGCCATCAATTGCTTGATCAACGGGTACCAATCCTTTTCGAACCATCACACTCATTCGTTCTGTTGTTACGCCAAACGAATCGGCCAACATTTTTAATGCGGGCACGCCAACTTCTGCGAGCTGATTCAGTTCTTCTCGAGAAACACGTCCTTGTGCTTTCATTTGACCAAGTGCGCGGATAATACGTTCCATACCACCTTGATCTTTTGCGCCAAGTGCATATACCGCAGCACCAATATCTTTGGTAATTTGAACGACTTCTTTTGCGTCAAATTGGAATCCTAATAAATATTTACCCGCATTGCGAAATTCTTCAAAAGAAAGTGCGGTTGTACGAGCCGCCACTTTCATCTCTTCCAACATTCTATTGGCTTGTTCTGTTCCTCCAAGCAAAACAGAAAATGACGCTCGTGTACCTTCGAGCGTTGCGTTCATTTGTACGGTGGTATCCATAAAAGAACGAATACCTTGCGAAGCATTGCCCGCTGCTGACAGTGCACCCTGAAATAAGCCAATAATGGCTTGTGCTTTTACAACGCCAGCAGAAATAACATTGCTCATGTTTGTCCAGGAATCACCAAGCGAGGAGACTTCGGATGCTGTTGCACGAGCCGAATCAGAAACCGCACGAAATGCAAAACTTGCCTGATCCTCTCCTACAATTTTAATACCTATTTCAGCCATTCAATCTCTCCTCGCGTTGATTTTTTACTTTTCTCCAAGCTAAGGCACGTTGCGACCAGAGAACCATGTGGCCATTTTCATCTGCTTCCTCAAGATCCCAGGGCGGAACGTGCCATAACTCTGCGAGTTCGCAAAACAAGACCCAAGCAGGCAATTCAACGTTATCATAATTTATGAAGAGGTTGAGTTGCCTGCGTTCGCTTTTTTTACGATATTGTCCATTGCTTCCATAAATGCTTCTTGCACTTTATTGTATTCTTCGAGTTCCATATCCCATAATTCTTCTTCAGAATAGTTTGAGATTCGCCCAATAATGGTAATTAAAACTGACATTGTTTCAAAATCCGTCGATTTTAACGAGGAAATGGCATGGTAATCTTTCATTTTCATGCGACGAATGTTGATTTCAATCGGTTTCATTGGTTTCTCGTTCTCTTCTAAACTCAATAATGTGGGCTGGTCTGACATAATAACTCCTAACTTGCAATAGACAATGATGGAAGCTGGTTTACAATACGGACATCACCGCCCGTATCTCCGACAGTGGTATCATATCGCATTTGCCAAGAAACAGTGACAATGTCATTGCCATCTTGATCGTTGATGGATGACACGGACATGATTTGCACTGGGAAACGGAATGAAACGCCTGTGTATGTTTGCAATGGGCCTTTGCCCACAACAGGGAAGTATGGCTGCGTTGTACATGAATCCAAAATGAATCCTGGACTTGCAAGCATGCTAAATGTCCCAATAGCACTTGAAACATAGGTGTGCACAACAGTTGCCGAATCAACAGCAGCGATACGCCCAATCCATGTGGTGGCATCTTGGAACAAGTCTTTGTTCACATCAGCTGTTCCTGGGAACGCAAACGATGATGCTCCGCCAGTCACCTTTGTTGCATCCAGTGCAAACGATGATCCAGCAGGAATTGCTCCGTATACATTGCCATCCAATGTAACGGAAGTTAATGATGGAGCTGGAGATGAAACAATTTTACCAACGTAATAGTATTGATTATTTACTTTTACGCACACTGATTTGCCAACATCACCAACCGCAAAAGATGTATTGACACCAGTAACGACGAGTGGTGTAGCAGCATCAATGCTAATTGTACCTGTTGCCGAAGTGGCAGGATACGTGTATCCCAACGTTTTTCCTGAAGGACTTGCGCCAACCGTAAACCATTTGATTGCTGTTGATGACGGACAATCAATTTGAATAATCTTTGGTATGCGATTACGCCATGCATATTTTAATGACTCAACAGAACTTGCCGAGTACTTGGCCGATGCAATGGTGTCGTGTTCAACGGTAAAGTCACCGCCGACCTGATAATTAGTAAATAGCGCAAATGACCACGTTGGATCAATGCCTTGATACCCCTCACCAGTAAATTTTGGTGTCCATGAACATTGCAAGCTTGTTGAGAATGCCAAGAACTGGTATTGCACAACGGTTGGACGCACAACTGGCCATGGTTGTACGTCGTTGATAAACAACCGTGTACGCGCAAAAATCAAGTCGTCCACAGGCGAAGCAACTTCTGTGTTTTTTGTAAATCCGCCCAGTCGATATCCCCCATATGTTATTGCGGTAAGCGCATTTGCGTTTAGCACTACTGTAGTGGCATTGGTAACGGATGCAATTGTTCCGATAAGAACGTTGTCTAACGTGTACAATTTGCGCCCAACATCAGAAGACACTGCTGTGTCCACAAATACTGTTCCCACGCCGCTAACATTTGGAGATGCGGTGGTTGTGGTAATAGTTCCTTGCCCAACGTAGCCTAATTGCACTGCCTGACCCATATACTGTGCATTCATATCAATTGCGCCGCCAGAACCGCCCGAAACCGAAAATCCCATGCACTTTCCATACTTCATGACTTCTTGTTCAAAATCGTCACCCGCTTGAATGGTGTATGACACGTTGTTGGAAGTAATAGTAGTTGTCGGCATGATTACATCGTATGTATACGCCACCGTCCCTTTGCTTGCTGCGGGAATGAAGCTATATGCGGAAGATGTAACCACGTTTGTTGGATAATTTACAAATGTGAAATCGGGTGATACAGTCAAAACGGTTCCAATATACGTTGTAGCCCCTCCCACAGTAGCATACACCGCATCACCAGCAGCCAATGAACCTGTTGATTTTGTGAATGTCGTTGAATCAGCGGTGGTGGTTAATCCTGTTCCTGTGTTTGCATTCAAAATCGTTGTCGCAGCAGCGCTCAATGCACCAGCAGTAGTTCCCGTAATGGAATTTGCCGTATGAATTGGCAGTTGCTGTGGACAAAGTGGAGTACCGCCCATTGAAATTGAACCCGTTGCCGAGCTTACATATGAACGAGTTTGTCCTGGAATGATTCCCAACATTTCATCAACCATGTTGATGGAACGTTCATCATTCAGCATCCCCCCCTGAACTCTCGCTCTCGTGTAGAATGTCGCTGGAAGGCCGTTCGTCAGCATTTCCCTCCCAAATTGTATCTTCTGAAGTACTCTTCGTCCTGGTGCCATTTTCTAATTCCTCCTTATATACTGGATAGTATAACCCAGTTGCCAGTAGTGATTCAATATCATGTCCGTTTTCCCGAATCCAAGAAAGCGACAAAGGCGCATTTGGATATCCAGGAACTGAAAACCCTGAAGGCATTAAGCCAATAATAACGGGAGTGTTTTCAACAGTATTTTCCACGATTAGTTCGTTACCAGCACTGTTTTCTCCGTTATCTGAAGATTTGCGACGATTCCCCATAAACGAGCCTCCCCCCATCCTATTTCGCCGTAGCGATATGAAAATAATCCGCCTCCGCCGTCTCCGATAAATGTCACGTTTCCACCAAGAGTCATATCCGCAAACAATACCGTAGCAAGTGCTTGAGGATATCCCAAAATGCGATTATGTAATTCCGTGACACCCGTGTTACGAAATCCAGCAAAGATATAAATAGTGAGTACGTATGTATGCCTGCCATATCCACTTCCCTCCATACGCCAGCCATTCATGATTTGCGGCGCTAGCATGACCATGGCCATGGGGAACTCCGCATCGCTGATTGATTCTGTTGGCGCATTTTTTACAACATTGAGTGGAGGATTCATGGTTGCCAAACGAGACTGTACATATGTAAGCGTTGCTTGAATACTCATGACCACCACCACGCATATCTTTTTAAAACATCCATAATGTCGGGCTGGATAGAAGCAGGCAGTGTGATAACGCCCAATTCGGGAACAGCAGTTGCTTGCATTGGCGCCGCACGCTGTTGATAGGTAAACCATACCAACCGTGTGACCGCAAGCTGAAATTCTTCTGGAACTTCGGCCAATGTTGCCCAACCGCCCGTATATGTCATGTACGCCTTAAATGTACGTAGCTCTCGAAATTGCATGTAATCAAATCCGTAGAGACTCAATTTTGAACCATATCCGTATTCTTGGATATCTATGTTTTCGATATTAACAGGAAGAAGTGCTGGTGTATTTCCCGCACGTAAATTCACTGTGGATACCGATGTAATGGTTGGGGAGTTTGCATATAGCGTGAGCACCCCATCAAGCGTGACACGCACAGAAGTTAATTTGTTTGTAAATGTTCTTCTTGAGAAATTCATTGAACAAATTTTGTCTACTCTACGCGAAACGGCGGTGACGATTTCATTCATCACCGCCGTTTGATTCACTGATGGAACTTGCACATCACCGTATGTAAAGACATCCGCTGTTGTGGTGTAGTCCATCTAGTTCCTCTTTCTACACATTTGCGATATTGTTGATGACGCCAATAGCGAATGGTGCATAGCAGACAAGTACTTCTTCACAGTAAACGCCAACAGCCTGATTACGGCTAGTGACAGGCCAGTCAATCTGATAGTAGTCTTGACGAGCGCGGATTTCAGCCACGTTCGGCACTTCTGACGACTGGTACTGTGCTGGAAGATCGTCTGCCCATGACAGAATGGTTCCTGGTGGAACGTTCGGGTGAACTTCAATACGGAGCGGTTGCTTCGTGATTGGGTTGAAGTAGGTATCGACGAACGGTGATGCGGCCAATTGCATTGACGAAGCATTTTCACCGACGTTGTAACGAACCATAGGCGCACCAGCGTTGCCCAACACCTTGTTAGAGATGCTGCGAATTTCCTGTGCGTTACAGTAAATAACCGTTGGCGACAACTGATTGTTGTTCCACATGCTAATCAACATGTCGTCAATTTCAACAATTGAACCACGACCAGATGAGGTCAAGCCAGATCCTGTGCCAGCCGTGCCTGTGGCCAATGACTTGATGTATGCGCCCGATGAAGGATTAAATGCGTTGTACAGCAATCCATCGAATGCAAGTCCGTTGGCGGAATTGTCATTGTCCAACGATCTTGGTGTTGGAGCACCAACATTAACACTGGCATTGTCAGCCTGTGTGGTAGTAAGCAGCGGCGTTGAACGAGCATATGAATTAATAGTAGTAATAGCCTGAAGCTTTGTACCGCCAACACCACTTGATGTTCCGATGAACCAAGCATATGCTACTGCTCCATTAACAGGAGCACATGACATGAACAATGTTTGACCGAGTGTTACGGCTTGTGCGGCTGATGCAGCGGAAATAGCACTTGATCCACCATACAACACATACGATGCGCCGTCCGAACCTGTGATTTGCTGTGCAATAGCAACGCCACTGCCAACGGTTGAATTACGATAACCTTCATAAGTTAACGCAACAACTTTCACGTAATAATTTGCACTGGCGGTCAATGTTGCGCCAGAACCACTTGCGCTAAGTGTCGGAATAGGCGTTGGAATTGAAAACGTTGATGTGCCAGAATCATATACGCCGTTCAAGGCAACTGATGTGTTTCCACCAATGATGGCTGACTCTTCCTTCAACATCAACTTCTGAAGCAAACGCATAGTCATACGAGCACGAATGTCTTCGAATCCGCGACCTGCGTTAATAGCTTCATATGATGCTCTGTCTTCTTCACCAAGCGTCTTAAAGCTAGCAGAAAGTGACTGTGTCGTATATGACATGTTTGTGGTTCGCTGACCTTCGGGAACCCAGCCCATTGCATCAAATCCCGAACCGATGATGTTGCGTACAACACGCCAGTTGGTTGCGGTACCAATACCGCTTGTGCGTGGAAGGGTGTTGCGAATAGGGGTCTGTACTGGGTACAGGTTCTTTGCTGGAGCTTGCAAGTCGTATGCGGCCAAGTTGTTGTTAGTGGTAATCGACTTCTGAAGCTCAGTGTTGTTGCCATAGCCCTGAGCCTGCTTAATCAAGTCCAATGTTGCGTCGGTAATGTTAGACATTTTTTCTTTTACTCCTCAATTAATTTCTGCGAAAAAGATTTTTTGATTCCAGATATGCGGCCTGTTCACGAAGCTTTGTGCGCACAATTGGATCCTTTGCCTCGTCAAGCATCTTGTAGATGGTTTCGAGCTCATTGGCGCCTTTCGAGAGTGTTTGCTCCGCAGCTGATCCACCTAGCGTTTTGGAAACGGCTGTTCCGCGAAGAACAGGGGAAACGCCATCTGCTGGTGAATTTTCCAGCGCTTCCATCCGTGTAGCCAATGCATCAATTTTTTCCTGTAACGGTTCTAATGCGGCCATTTTTTCAACCAATGGAGCGATTGACGCCTTGGTTTCGTTAATGGCTTCCGTCAAAGGATTAACAGTTGCAAACAGAGATGCGTTCTGTTCTTTTGCAACGGTTTGCATTTGCTCCATTTGTTGATTGATTCCCACAAGCTGCTGTGCAATGACATTTGACAGCGACTTGGCAATGGAATCTACATCAAATGAAGCGGGAGCTGCTGGGGCCTCTGATTTCTCAACCGCAGCAGGTGTTCCCTCCATGGATTCCATGGGCGGAGCACTGTTTTCTGTCATTTGTTCCATAGCGCGTATTTCCCTCTCAATACTTTCTAAATCCACATCCCCTTTCTTCAAGTCTCCTGTTTCTTGACTTCTTGCGAGAACGGGATTACCGATACCGCGGAGCATAGCCATTGTTTCAGGACTTGGAGCCATGGATGATGTTGGTTGTTGAGGTACAATCGTTGATTGTACGTTTGACTGAGTCGATTCTGTGGGCAGAGGCGACTCGCTTGTGGGCACGGCAGACAAATCAGGCATTCCCGTTGGTTGTTGCGGTACAGCATTAGGGTCTTGTCCCATATTTGGTGCTTGCGGTGCTGGAGCATTTGCTTGCTTCAATGCCATAACTTGCTGAACAATAAATTGAACGGCTTGCATAATCTGATCAAGTTGACCCTCTGTTGACTTACTCAACATACGACCTGCTTTTTGCAAATCGTCTGCGAGTTGTGCATACGCAACATTCGCCGTGTTCTGGAACGAAGGATTGTATGCGTACACCTGATCCATGCTCATCATGTTTTCAGGCATGCCAGAAGGAATTCCCTGTTCATTACCCAAGTCCCCCATCGATGGCTGTTGTCCATTGTTCAACGGGTTGGCGTTATTTTTTTCGCCCGACTCAATTTCACCTGTCTCACGAGTTGTTCCTTGCGGGATTACTCCCATGGCCTCAAGCATAAGCGAAATAATCTCGTTGTACCGCTCTGCCTGTTCCAAATCACCTTCAATTTCCGCTTGATTCCGCAATTGTTGCATCTGTGGGAGCAACTTTGAAGGATCACTTTGCGAAGCCTTACTAATCGTTGCGGGTTTCGCAACTTTTGTTACGGCTCCGTCGGATGAAGACGAATCATCTCGTTTCATCAATATGATTCGGGCGTCGGGATTTGCTGGTCGATCAACAAGGGAGATTTCATGCAATTGAAGACCAGTAATGCGGCGAACTTCTTTGCCGTTCATTTTCTGTGTCAATGCCTGAAGCACCTTGCCTCCGATAGAGAATCCTTTGAGTACGCCTGTTTTGACTTTCTCCCATGTCTCACTATCAATAATCTGCGCAACAATTCGCAGCGGGTTGGTCAGCTTTGAGCCGTCCTTGAGCTGGATGGTGCCGCGCACGGGTGTAGCGGAAAGAACCTTGCCGACTGCTTTTGGTTGATGCATCTCACGAAGATTTGCCCATTGCATGTAATCGCCAAGTGCTTGTGATAATGCCTCCGAGTCAACAACGTCGTTTTGACCGTCAACTCTTTCTGAAGATGCATACCCCACAACAACTCGTTGTTCTGGAGATGCTTTTTCAAAAGATGCAAACTTAATAAAGTTTGGTGTTTCGATTTGGTCTGTCAAGATCATATTCTCCTTCTGATTTTTTTGAATCAACATTTTTTTGGTGTCCGAATCGTCATCATCATATGAATACACAATTGCGTCGTGAACGGCAGAAATATCGTCGGAAGCAGATGTGATTTTAGACTTCTGCCACGCCTCTAGTCCCACTTTCTCGCCACTCATCATTTGCGCAAGATGTTCGAGTTTATCTCGTGTGGCGCGGATTTGACCCAGCGCCATACCATTTCCCTCTACATCGTCATTAAATGAAGAGAGCGATTTCCGAAGTGTGTCATTCATGCCTTCTGCTCGTTCTAAATACGAAACACCGTCATTGCGTTGTAGGTAATGAGGGTTTGCATTGGGGATTTGTTTTTGCTGTGGTTGAGAAACTCCGCTTTTCTTTTTACGATACAGTTCTGCCCCATACAGTGTCATCTTCATCATCTGTTCTTTTTCGGCAATGTTTTTGTTTGATTGCACGATGTTGATAAAGAATTGACCGAATGGAGTGACGCTTACTCCCGATGGCGTTACCTCTATAAGACCCGCTCGAAATAATCTTTGTTTGGTGTCTTGATTGACTGTCTCGGTAGCATTTATTGAAAGAGACATCAGAGCCTTATGAGCTTCTTTCAGTCCAGAGTTTTCCAAGTATTTAATAGTATCTAATTCATTTTGTTTTGTTTGTTTATCGTCGGGAACTTTTAAATCTCGTTCATACATTTTTCCAGAATTTTCATCTCTGAATTTTCCAGGAGAAATCTCAACAAGTTTTGGAACTGGAGGAGTAGCTGGCGGTTGAGGATTTCCTTGGCCCTGACCTTGTCCCTGCTGCGGTGGCTGTCCTTGCGGATTGGGCGGTTGACCTTGTTGAGCAGGTGGCGCTCCTTGCGGATTATTCGGCCCCGCCTTATCTATCTTTCCGCCTTTACGGGAAGAAGAAACAACATGAACGCCGTGCTCGTCATATTTAACTTCTTTGCCGTTCTCTCGTGCGTTAGACGCCCGACGTTCGTAT